CCATTCAAACGTTGTGGTCACTGTGGACCAAAAAAGGCACAATGTCGTAAACAAAAGAAGTGCCTTAAAGGTCTTCTGTAATAGCTTGGGAGGCACCTCAGAGTCGGACCTCCCTTGCATTGGTTAGAGCCGGTACGCCGATACCTCTGACCGTCATGACGGTGGGATAGACCACAAAAATTTTGATCGATCGAATTCAGTACAATATTTATTTTCTTTTTTTAATACATAACAATGGCACATCAGTCTTCTACGCTGACCACTAGCCTTACACGGCCTGGTCAAGCTAACTCTGCGGGTGACGCCCGCGCCCTTTATCTCAAGCTGTTCAGTGGCGAGATGTTCAAAGGGTTCCAGTATAACACTATCGCTCGTGACTTGGTCATGAAGCGTACCCTGCAGAATGGAAAGTCTCTGCAGTTCATCTACACCGGTCGTACCACGGCTGAGTATCACACCCCTGGTAACGCAATCCTCGGCAACTCCGATGGTGCACCTCCAGTGGCTGAGAAGACCATCACCATTGATGACCTTCTGATCAGCTCTGCTTTCATCTACGATCTTGATGAGACTCTTTCCCATTACGAGCTGCGTGGCGAAATCTCCAAGAAGATCGGCTACGCTCTTGCCGAAAAATATGATCGTCTGATCTTCCGTGCTATCACTCGTGGTGCACGTGCTGCTTCCCCAATCACCAAGTCTAACTTTGTTGAGCCGGGTGGCACCCAGATTCGCGTTGGTGCTACCACCAGTGCTTCTGACGCATACAATGCACAGAAACTGACAACTGCTTTCTTCGATGCTGCTGCAGCACTTGACGAAAAAGGTGTCAGTCAAGAAGGACGTGTGGGAATCTTGAACCCCCGTCAGTACTATGCTCTCATCCAAGAGGTGGGTAACAATGGTCTGATTAACCGTGATGCACAAGGCTCTTCGCTGCAAAGTGGACAGGGCATTGTGGAAATCGCTGGTATCAAGATCTACAAGTCCATGAACATTCCGTTCTTCTCTCAGTACGGTACCAAGTTCGGCACCGGTTCTGCTACAAACCCCGGTACCACTAGCCCTGGCAACCTTGGTTCCTTCGTATCTGCTGCTGTTGAAGATGCTGCTGCCGACGTCACTGGCATCAACAACGAGTACGGTGAAGAAACCGAATTCGCTAACTCCTGCGGACTTATCTTCCAGAAGGAAGCCGCTGGTTGTGTTGAGGCTATCGGTCCTCAAGTGCAAGTCACCTCGGGTGACGTCTCCGTGGTTTACCAGGGTGACGTGATCTTGGGTCGTCTCGCCATGGGTGCTGACTACCTGAACCCTGCTTGTGCTGTTGAGCTGTTCGCTGGAACTGCTACTGCACCTGCTGCATTCTGATTTATTCTCTTATGGGGGTGGCTTCGGCTGCCCCTTTTTTTTATCTATATGGCTACTCCTACAACAGTTGATCTCGATACCGAACTATCCGCAGTTAATTCAATCTTGGGGAGTATCGGTCAGTCTCCCGTAACAAACTTGGATCACGACAATCCTGAAACTTCTTTTATCTTTAACATCTTACGTGAAACAAATGTAGATGTACAATCAGAAGGATGGGTGTATAACCTTGAGTTGAACTACGAGTTCGCTAAGGACACAAATGGTTACATTAATATTCCTAATAACATTCTACGGTTAGACCGTACCGACGACTATAAAGATAGAACAATGAACCTTGTACGTCGTAACGGACGTTTGTACGATAAGGTTAAACACACCGATGTATTCACAGAAAGCCAACACCTGGATGTTACATGGCTGTTCCCCTTTGAAGAACTGCCTGTACCATTCCGTCGTTATATCGTCTACAAGGCGGCTGGGCGTGCTGCTGCACAGTTGGTAGGTAATCCTGATTTGGTACGCCTTCTAAGCCTGCAGGAGACCCAATCACGGGCTGTCTGTGTTGAATACGACTGCAACCAAGCTGAGCACTCTATGCTTGGTTTCCCGGACGAATCCGTTTATACTTCTTACTCACCGTTCCACGCACTTAGACGCTAATGGCAGGATTATCACAACGTGTACCTAACTATATCTTAGGTATTTCTGAACAACCTGATGAACTTAAACTGCCTGGTCAGGTTACCAACCTAGTTAACGCTGTGCCTGATATCTCGCGTGGTTGTCTCAAAAGACCAGGCAGTTACCTTGTAGATGCTATCACACCACTTACTGCTTCAACTGGTAAGTGGTTTCATATCTATACTAACGAAATAAATCAACACCCTGGTTTCATTGGACAGATCACCACAGACGGTAAAGTCAAAGTGTGGAGAACCAGTGATGGTGTAGAGATTCCAGTTGACTACACAGGTATGTCATCTAGCAATGACCATGCCGATTACTTGGAGCACTCTGCTGCAGATGAAATCCAACCATTGACTATCAATGAAACTACGTTTGTTTGTAACCGTGGTAACACTACCACACCTCGCAACGTAGCAATGTTAACTGGTACATCTGACAAATCACCAGCAGTAGTACACGAGGCTTACATTGAACTTAAGCAGATTGCATATGGTAAGCAGTATGCACTAGACATCTACGATCCTAGTAACAACACCACAACTACATTTACCCGTGCAACTGCTCTTTCAGCACGGGAAGCTGTGACTACTCCTGGCAGTGGCTATAGCAATGATGGTTCCTGCAGCTTAGCCGGACGTGAAATTGTTAACGGATCTGCTTCTGGTAAAACGAACCTTCGTTACGAAATGGAAGTACGTTGTACTCCTGTTCCGGAATCAGGCGGCACCAATAACCCAGCTTACGATGACTCCTACCAGACTTATGCTAAGTTACAGTTTGGCGGTGAAGGTTGGACAACTGGTGATACCCACAGCCATACCTCAGAAAAAGGTTTAGGCACTACGATTGAAATTACAAAACACATCACTGTAACTGCACGTGCTAATTTGGCACGAGTGCGTCCTGCTCCTACTGCGTCTACTGCTGACGAAAGCGTGACTGCAGATGGTATTCTTGGGGATCTAAAAGCTGCTATCGATGCTATCAGTGGTCACGGTATCACTGCTACTATCGTTGGTAATGGTATTCATCTTCAGCGTTCTTCTGCATTTAACGTGTCTACACCTGAAGACCAGCTTATGAATGTGGTCACTCAGGAACTTAACGATATCTCACGTTTGCCTAAAGCTTGTCGTAATGGATACATCCTTAAGATTGTCAACAGCGCATCTGATGCTGATGATTATTTCTTAAAATTTAGTAGTGACAATTTTGATTCAACTGCATCTGGAAATCAATTTGGTGTAGGTGCATGGGAAGAAACTGTAGCACCTAATCTGACAATTAGTTTTGACCAAAACACAATGCCAATCAAAATACAACGTGAACTACCTGGCAGCACATATGCCAACGGTAGGTTTCTTGTACGTAAAATTGATTGGATTGACAGGCAGGTTGGGGACGATATCACTAACCCTATTCCTTCGTTTGTTGGACAACCTATCAATAAGATTCTGTTCTTCCGTAACAGGCTTGTACTGTTGAGCGAAGAAAACGTTATTGTTTCTCGTCAAAACGACTTCTTTAACTTCTTTGCTAAGACCGCTTTGACTGTGTCACCGGTTGACCCAGTTGACATCCAAGCTAGCTCGACCTATCCACACGTATTGTTTGATGGGATTGAAACAAACACTGGTCTTATCTTGTTCAGTTCTAACCAACAGTTTATGTTGACGACTGACTCTGATGCGTTCGGACCAGAGACAGCTAAGGTTAATAACTTAGCATCTTATAACTTTGATTCTAAAACTAACCCTGTTACTTTAGGTACCACTATTGGTTTCTTAAACAACGCTGGTTCTAACTCTCGATTCTTTGAGATGGCAGAAGCACGGCGTGAGGGTGAACCTACTATTATTGAGCAAAGCAAACTTATATCTAAACTGTTTCCTGCTAATATCAGTATAGTTGCACCTTCTAAAGAAAACAATTTAGTACTATTTGGTACGCAAGGTTCTAACGAAGTGTGGGGTTATAGCTACTACAACACAACAGATAAGCGTATTCAGTCAGCTTGGTTCAAGTGGACCCTGTCAGGTAACCTTGTTTTCCATTGTTTACTAGAGGATGCATATACGTTTGTAACTAAAAATGGTAGTAATTACACTTTAGAAACTATCGACGTTAAAAGAGATACAGACACGATTGAATCTACTGATGGGTTCCGTGTATATAGTGACTGTCATAAGGAAATTGCTACCAGTGCTATGACATATACAGCTAGCACAAACAAAACTACATTTACTTTGCCTACTGGTATGAACAGTTCGCGAGATCTTGTTGTTATTGTAATGGCTAGCGGTAACAATGCAGGTTTATCAGACAAGCCTACACTCAGTGGTTCTACTGTATCATTGACTGGTGACTGGACTTCAAGTAAACTTGTGATTGGCTACGAGTATGAATGGCTAGTTAAACTACCAACCATCTACTCTGTACGTGCTGTTGGTGATAAAATCAGATCTGATACATCATCTTCGCTTATCATTCACCGTACTAGGTTTAATTTTGGTGATGTAGGTACCATTGACGTGACGTTAGAGCGTCCTGGTAAGACTAATTATACTTCTAAGTTTACTAGCAACATCGCTAACACCATGCTTGCTAGCCGTTTCAACATCGATGGTGAAGAAATCTTTACTGTACCTTGTTACGAAAAAAATACTAACATAGACATTAGTCTTAAATCAACTCACCCAACACCTGTGGCTCTACACTCAATGACATGGGAGGGTGACTACACTCCTAAGTTCTACCGACGTGCCTAATTACACAGACTACATCCATCCACTTACTGTAGAAGCTGCTTTGACTGTTGCTACAGACCTGCTGCCAGACGACAGGAAAGAGATCGTCGAAGGTCACGGAAACGAACCTTTTCTAGTCTTACCTCTGGCAGCCCATATTGGGGAATCTTATTACTTTACCACTCCTGATGATAAAATCATGGGAGCGGCTGGTTTAACAGAAGGTGGCCGTATTTGGATGCTATGCACTAAATACATTCATAAAAACCCTATATGGTTTGCACGGGGTGCTAAACATTTTGTAGACAACAGATCAGAGAAGCTGCTATGGAACATTGCGGATAAACGTAACCGCACACACCTTAAGCTTCTTAAATTTCTAGGATTTAAATTCTTGAGGGAACTCAAGCATGGTCCTAACAACTTATCCTTTATAGAGTTTTGCCGTGTGTGATCCAGTAGTTGGAATGGCGGTTCTAGGCGGTGCTCAAGCAACAATGGGGCAGATGGGCAAAGTGTCCCAAAAAAATGCCAGTAATGAAGCTTTAGCAGACGACTACGAAAACCGTAAAACAAATTATGTAAATAACCTAGCTATTGACTATGCTAGGTATGAAAACGACAAGATTGATTATTCACGTACTAGTGACATTGTATTTCAACAATTTCTTGGTAAATATATTGGTGATCAAAAACGTATCAATCAACTAGAAAAATCAGACTTAAGGGGCCAAGAACAAGCTTTAATTACATTAGCTAAGAAAGCCTATGCTGGTCCTTTAACTGGTGTAACTGGTGCACGTCTTGCAGCTCAACCGCTCCGTGCTGTCGGTCTAAAACGTGCTGCACAGGTGGCACAGCTTACTGAAAGAACTGAAGCTATCGAAGCAGGTTCTGAATTCTCCTATCAACAGACTCTCAACAAACTTGATTTAGAGTATGGTAAAGTAGCTATGGCACCTGTTGCTGGCTTTGAACCGCTTGCACCGGAGTTTGACTACGATGCTGAGCTTGGCTCGTTTGCTTTTAATCTTGTGTCAGGTGTTGCTTCCGGAGCTATGATGGGTAATGCACTTAAAGCACCTATGAGTGCCGGTGTTGGTGCTGCACAAGGCACTGCTGGTGCTGCTACTGGCGGAGCAACAGCCACAAAACTTGGGCAAGCTGGAGCTAATGCTTTTGAATCAGCCCGAAATAGTTTACTTTTACCATGAGCAGTTCATTTCTACAAAATATCCAACGGATTAAACAGGGTGAACAGCAACGGTTTGCCCAAGAGACTACTAATCTAAATAACGAATTGCGCTACGAAAAAAGTGCAATTCAAAATCAGACTTAAGCGTTGATGAATCTTTCATCTACATTGAGTACTATGTACAAAACCCAACTAGAAGAACAAAAACAGCGTGATATCAACCAAGCTGATTTTGACTACTATTTTGGTGACAACGCTGATCCTCAGCTTTCACCTGGCTTTGACCAGTCTGTAGCAGAAGTCAGTGCTGGTCATAACATGAGTTTAGGTGTTGCTGATCAAGCCTTACAAGGTGGTGCAAGCTTTGAAGCTGCTGACGAAGTTAAGCAGTCTTCAGGTTGGTATCAATGGCGTCAAGCACAGAACCGTCTTAACAGTCAAGTTCAGTTAGTTGCACCTATGTTGCAAAAACTAATGGCTGATAATGAGACTGAATTAGAAGCTGGTGGTATGACTTTTACACCTGCGTCTGCTGTGGCTGACAACAACATTGCTCAAATCAAACATGCTCACCAATGGGCAAGACAAAAGGCATACACAGACTTAGGCTTTAACTCTTACAATCGTGACTTCTTTATGAAGAACGGTTTTAAGTCTGTTAAAACAGCGTTTGCACAGCAGTGGAAAACCTTGTCTACAAACCAGGCTAACTCTGTGTCTGCGTTACGTCAACAAGATGCTATCGAAGGTTTTATTACAAACAAGAACATCTTGCAACTACACAAAGAATTTGCCACTACACAGAAAGATGGTAAGATTCTAGGTAATGCTGGTGCTTGGGATGAGATTGAAGAGATGCTACCTGACCTTGTGAAGGCTGGCCGTTTTAGTATGGCTGATCTAAACGAAGTGGAAAGTGTCATTGATCCTGACACGGGTAAACGTGTTGGTGATCGTTGGGAGACTCGGTTTGGTTTAATCCGTGCTTCAATCCGTGAAGAAGAAAACACACAATTTGCTGCACTCAACAAGCAACGTAAGAACGGTGCTACTGCTACAGCTATTGAGTTTATCGAAAACAATCCTGATGCTAGTGTCACTGAGATTCAGCAGATGCAGCGCAAGATTTTTTCTGACTTCAAAGTTAAAAGCACTGAGTTAGATAATATGCTAGCTCACTTTAGCATGGATGCTACAGCAAAAGCAGAGAACAAACAATACATTGATATGTTGATCTCTAAAAATGCTGCTACAGTTCAAGACGTTATGAGTGCGCCTGGTTTGACTGTACAAGAGAAGCTAAACAGGGTTCAACTGATAAACCAGCTAGAGACTTTTAACGCTGCTAACGGTGGCTTGCAAGGGGCTGATAAAGAAATTAAGAGCATGATGGCTGATGAAGCTAGTTGGAGTATATATGGTACTTCTGTTATACCTGGTGCTGCACTTGTTGAATCTACGTTAAAACAGTTTCAACAACAACGGTTTCAAGAACGTATTGCTAGTATAGATCCTTCTGATACAGCAGCATTGCGATCTGCATATGATGCGTCTATCCAAGATACACGTGCTTATTATAATTCACAAAAAGTAGATAGCTCTTCTAAACTATTTTTTGATGATGTAGGTTCTGGTTATACACGTGCGTTTATTGGAGAAGAAGGTGCTGCACCTGTCGATAATCAGCTAGATTTTGTAAGAAAATTTAGTGATATACGTAAAACAGGTAAAACTAACTCTCAGATTTTAACAGATGTCGATTCGTTAACTTCTCTCGGTATTACAGAAAACGTTTTAAAAACCAACGGAGAGGGTTTTGACAATCCTAATTGGAGACCGTTGCCACAGATGTCTTATCTTGGCAGGCAGTTTCCAAACTCTAATGCAATCCAATTAGAAAACATGGTACGTAGTGCTTATGGTTTAGACCCGTTAGCCGAACCGCGTTCTTTGGAAGTTATTAGATCTGCTAGCCCACAAACACAATCATCTGCACGTTTGTATGGTGATGGTGCTCCTGACATTCTTAATCGTCAACTAATTGAATCTTGGTATTCTGGCGAAGACATCATACCTTTTGTATCTTTTGATGGTGAACAGATTTCTAATCAACCTGAAGATGTACAACCTTTTTTATCTGCCATTAACGACTTCACTCCTGGTGTCGATATACCTTACGAAGAAATTTCTCAACAACTAACTGGTAAAACATTTAATGAAAAAGTCGATTACTTCACTATGCGTAGCGGGTTTTTTAGGAAACCCTTTTTAATAGCGGCTGCCAAATATGGTAGCCTTGAAGCATTACAAGCTCCTGAATTAAAACGTCCTGGTATCCAAGCTGCTTTGTCACAAATACCTAATGGAGAAAAATCTTTTACTGACGCACTAACCTACGAAGGTAACGAGCGTTCTTATGTTGAAGTAGCTGAAGCGTTTAAAACAGAGGGTTTTACCGTAAGTGAGCACGCTTTGTACGGTGGAGTTGATCCTGTCCATGCTGGTAACAGCTATCATAAATACAACGAAGCCTTTGACGTTATTATCAACCGTAAAAACAAAGGTTTTAATAGAGAGCAAGACATTGCAAAAATCCAAGAATTAAAACAAGTTGTACGTAGTCTGAATTTATTCATTGAGGTCATTGGACCTGGCGACGGTGATCCTAACCACGAAGCACATCTTCACGTTGGAGGTTTGTTACGTCCGATTACACCTGCTGACATTAAAAAAATTAACTCTGTCATCCCTTAAACTATGACCTATTCTGGTAGTCAGCCTTTTATTGACGACGATTTCCAACTGGATCTCTCCGACACTCTCCAAGGAGAGGTCGAAGCCCCCGTCGAAGAAGGCATGGCTGAGGAGCAAGCACCTATGGGTGAAGCTGCTCCACAAACTATTGACATCTCCATTCCTACTGATGTAGCACAGCCTACAGAAGAGGAAGATAAATACGCTGAATACCGTAATAACCCTGAGATTGAGTTTCGCGACGGTAAACCTTATTACATAAAAGAAGCTCCAAAACCAGGGTTATTTAGTAATTTAAGTTACTTTGGTACTCCTTTAGACGAACAAACTAAACAGGTGTCAGAGCGTTTATCTGCTCCTGGCTCAGGTCTTATTAACTTTGGTATTGATCTTGTAAATAAAATTCCTGGTGTAAATGTACCTAGAATTGAGTTTGAAGATCAAGCTGCTAATGCTGTAAAAGATGTATCTGAAGTTATCTTGCCTACAATATTAATGACTGGTGCTGGAAACTCTATTGGTTCTGCTACTCACAGTCGGGTAAACTGGCGATTAGGTAATGAAAAGTTTATACAATGGTTTTCTAAAACCGGCATTGCTGCTGGTTCTGGTGCACTTGTAGACGAGATAGCCTTGCCACAAGAAAGAGATGATAACGCACAACGTGCTATCCGTGACTTTTTAGAAACACCTGAGTCTGAAAACCTGTTTGGTATCTTTCCACCTGATTGGGCTACCCAAGATGGCGATAGTACAGAAGTCAAACGGTCGAAGAACCGTAACGAAGGTATCGGTTTTGGTACTTTCTCTGACATGGCTATTGGACTTGGTTCTTTTTTACGTAACCGTGGTGCATTTCGTGCTGCTGCTAAAGGTCCGTTACCTCGTAACGAAACTGCTAAAGAGTTCTTTGCAGAAACTCGTATGCCACCTTCGGATACACCCGGAGATTCTATGCTCAGTTCTGCAATGAACCGTGAGTATGATCTAGATAACCTTGGAGCATACAATTTTAGCCAGTCTGTTGATCTTGACACTCCTCAACTGGGTGTACATGACCTGTTTGACTATACCGAACAGGGTTTACGTTCTGTCGATAACTACGATGTAGCTAGTGCTGCTGTAGATGTTGTTCGTATTGAACGAAATATTGATGGTACACATGGTAGGTTAGGTAGTATTGTATCTGATTCAGCTCTTAAATATGGGTTACAAGCGGACCAGTTACCCCGTCGTGGTCTAGTATCTGAAATAAAGGACAGGCTACGTCGTGCTGGTAAGTATGACTTTGATACCCCACGTGGTATGCTAAAGTTTGAAGAGGTTGATGCGGCTGGACAACGTTTGGCAGCACGACTGGTTGACCCAGCAATGAGTGTCGATAAGATGAAATCCATGCTAAGAGGCTACGAAAACATCATGGATGGTGTGCGTAACTTAGATGACGTGGGTTATTCTGGTACTTTTAGAGCTATCAAAGGCTTGATGGATGACTACTACAACATGGATTCGCTAAAGGCATCTGCTTATCTACAGACGTCTATGGCTGGTCAAGTTGCTGACATGGCAGAAGGTGCTCGCCTAATGGAGGGTACGCCTGCTGTTATGCGTGCACAAGAACAGATCCTTGATCGCCTTGAGTTTTTGATGGGTGAGAAGGCTGTTGCTTCGTACGTACGTGGTCGTGGTCTTAACTTTCTTAACATGTGGAAACGCCTTACGGCTTTTGGCGACCAAGCAAAGTTAGCTGAACTAGGTTTAAAAGAAGACGTAGCTTTTAAAGAAGGACTACAAAGAGCATATAAAAGCGGCAAAGAAACACGGCAAACTATAGAAGCTATTTCTAAGCAACGTCCACAGATGCTTGAGCCGTTGATTCTAGCGTATGAACTAACTGACGGTAACGTTAACAGTATGCGTGCGTTGAATGAATACATGCTAAACAGCACGGGTACTCTTAGTAAAGCCTTTGCTGACGGTAAACCAGACATCCCTTCTGAAATTGTACGTGGTGCTTATAGTACGTTCTTTAACAGTCTGCTGACCTCTGCGTCCACACCACTTAAAGCTGCATGGTCTAACTCTGTACTGCTGGTCGAAAAACCTCTGACCATTCTTGCTGGGTCTATGACTTTAACAGACAAAGCCTCGTTTCGTCGTGGTTTGTACGCACTCGGTGCGTGGCAAGACACAATGTCTAAAGGCATGAAACATATGGGTTTTGTGTTTAAGAAAGCCTCTTTGGATCCTACGTCTGTTGAATATATCATGCGTGGTGACCTTGCTGTTAAGAATCAACAACGGCTGGATCTGCTGCGTAAATTTGCTGAGGCTGGAGAAGCTGAAGGCAACAGCGGTGCTTTGGCATTCTATCACCAGCTCCAAGCTCTACACGACCTGGGCGACAGTCCTGTGCTGCGGTTTGGTGCCAACGCTATGACAGCTTTTGACGGATTTAGCCGTTCTGTTGTTGGTAACTGGGAAGCTAGAATGAGAGCTTTTGATGAGATTACTGATGGTGGTAAAAAACCGTTTACTCAACAAGGTGCTGATCAGTTAGCAGAACTGCATTACAAAAAAATGTTTGATAAGAATGGTATGATTACAGATAGTGCTGTAGAGTATCAGTCACGTGAGATTGCGATGAACCTTGATAGCCCAGCTATCGATGCAGTCAACGCTTTGATTACTCGTGTACCGTTGCTTAAACCATTTATGCTGTTTCCCCGTACTTCAGCTAACATGCTAAGTATGGTTAACAAGCACTCTCCTGTAGGTATCTTTGCTGCTGACTATAACAAGATGGCATACCGACCACGTGATAGTTTTAGCGCAGATGAAATTCGTCAAATTTTAGAAGAACGTGGTATCAAGGTTGACCGTTACGCTGAAGTTAAGTTTGATCAAATCCGTGCAGAAGTGCGTGGCCGTAAAGCTATAGGCACCCTGGCTGTAATGGCTGGTGTACCGTTGGCAATGCATGGTTACTTGCATGGTTCTGGACATTACAATCAAGCTAAACAACGTGTACGTAATTTGTCAAAATGGAGACGTGACAGCATTAAGGTTGGCAACCGTTGGATGCCGTTAGAGCTGCTGGGACCGTCTGGTGAGATTATGAAGCTTACAGCCGACATTATGGATAACTCCTTCTTGCTTGGTGAAGCTGCTACTGAAAACTTGCTTAACAAAACTGCGTTTGTTATTGGTGCTAACCTAACTAACAAGTCCTTTATGCAAGGTCTTGAGCCTTTGTTCTCCATGTCTGGAGGTAACGAAGCTGATATCCAACGCTGGATGGCTAACAACGTCAACGCTGCGTTTCCTTTAGGTGGTGTTCGTAAAGAGTGGGGTCGTATTTTAACACCAGAACTACGTCAAGTCAACATGGAAATGATGCAACTGTTGCGTAATAACAACAACATTGCTGATTTTATTGACCCTGAAGGTGCACTGCCTTTGGCTAAAGATTTCTTGTATGGTGGTAACGTAGGTGTACCTGACAGCTTGCTTGCACGTATATTTAACGCTGCTACTCCATTTAAGTCTTTTCCTGACATGAAACCAGAGCAAAAGTTCCTTGTAGATATTGGTTACGATGCACGACCTACCTTTAGCAAGAGTGAAGGCGGTGTAGAGTACACACCAGAGCAACAAAGTGAATTACTTGGTTTGATGGGTGAGCAAGGATTTTTGTTGAGAGACGTTCGTAGAATCATGAAAATTGCTGACGAAATTGGTTATATTGAAAACCTTCAAGGCACAAGCGCCGATGATATTGACGCTCAAAACTTTGGTGGCATTATGGATAAACTTGATCTAGCTTTACGTGAAGCTAAGAGACGTGCTGAAGGAAGCTCTTCGTTCAAAGATGACATCCGTGAACAGGAAGCATTACTAGGATATAAAGAAGGTCTAGAACAACGTGGTGACCTTGACAAACTACTTAAGTTTAACACATCTAATCCGTAACTTAAATGGCTACAACTCAAAATACTTATACGGGTAACGGCTCCACCACCGATTATTCGATTACATTTGAATATTTAAAAGACGCTGATGTCAAGGTAACACTTGATCATGTAGCTACAACTGCATTTACTTTTCCTAACGCCACTACTCTTAGGTTTACTACTGCTCCTGGTAACAATGTTGCCATTCGTATTTTTCGTGACACTGATGTTGATGCTGCCCGTTTTATTTACTCTGCGGGTTCTTCCATCAAAGCTGCCGAGTTAAACGAAAATGCAGATCAAACTTTGTATGGTTTGCAAGAAACTGCTAACACTGACGACATTACGGATCAAGCTGTTACCACAGCTAAACTTCGTGATGGTGCTGTAACTACTGCAAAGTTTGCAAACCTTTCTATTACCACTGCTCAGTTAGTAGATAGTAGTGTTACAACTGCAAAGATTGCAGCCGATGCTGTAAACGGTACAAAGATTGCTGACAACAGCATTAACTCTGAGCACTACGTTGATGGTTCTATCGACACTGCTCATATTGCTGATGCACAAGTCACGTCAGCCAAGCTTGCTGATAATATAATTAGC